TCCAAATTGGTCACAAGAAATTATTAATAAAGAAGTTGAAAATATAATAAGTAAAACAAAATGTGATTATATTGATGATTTAATTACATGTGTGCATATTGCACATTTAAAATCATTAACTAGTACGCGCGTTGGAACACAACAAAAAAAAATAGATATTGATATTCCAAATTTATCAAATTTTATTCATAAAATTTATATTAACACTGCTAGAAAAATATATAGTAATATTTATTTATATGAAATTAATCAAATACCATTACAAAAACAAAAAAATAATAGAGAAATTGAATATATAATTAAAGAATGCATATTAAATACAATAAGGGAGAATATTCCTATTGAACAAATATTAAGAGCATATATAGATGAAACAGAAGAAATAGAAACAATAGTTGAAGAAAAAAAAGAAATTATACCACTAGAAAATAAAAAAATTAAAGCATTAGATAAGCCTAATTTATCTAATGAAAATGATAATTTAGAAAAAGAAAAAAATGATAATTTAAAAAATATTACAAAAGACAATAATAATTTAGATAAAGCTACAAATAATGAGCTTGAAAAAAGTAAAGAAATTAATTTTGAAAATATTACAAAAGAAATAAAAGAAATAGATAATTTATTAAATACAAATGATAATACAAATGATAATACAAATGATAATAATAGAGAGATTAATGAATTACCAATTGATGATAATGAAATTAATGTAGATGAAAAAATTAAAATGTCAGATGATGATATTTTAGTTGATATTCAAAATATTAATTCAGATGTAGAAGATTTAGAATTAGAGATTGAAGAATTATAAATTATTTTCGTTATATATAAAAATTATTAGTAATATATTTAATTATATGACTAATAATTTATTAATATCAACTATTATTTCAATAGTTTATTTATTATTTAAATTTTTTGATATGCGATTTATTAAAAAACAAAATTTGCCAATTAAAGATTTAATTTTAGATTCATGTGTTGTTTTTGTATCATCATTATTAACTTTTTTCTTATTTGATCAATTTAATTTAAATGATATATTATCAGGCGAATCTGCTAGTGCACCTGAAGCATTTGTAGATACACCTAACTTTTAATTAATAATAAAATAATTAATAATAAAATAATTAATATTAATTATTTAATACATTTTAGGAATTTCATCAATATTGACAATTGTTCCTGAATTAATTTTTTTCTTACTTATTTTATATTCATTAAATAATTCATTTTTAATAATATCTTTAGGTATATGATTATTTACAATTCTAGCTATCATTTTATATAATTTAAATTCTGGATATCTCTCTTGACCATTTGATTTATATAAAATATTTTTGTTATTATCATCATAGCACCAACTAATAATTAATTTTTTAATTGGAGATTTTATTTTTTTTAAATCACTTAAATCTTCTACAAAATAATCAAACAAACTACAACTTAATCTACATAAATCAAAACTATAATTTGGATTTAAAATTGGTTTATTTGAATTTAAATAAGGTTCACAATTATATTGTGTTGCTGCATCGCCGTCGGGAGAGAAACTTTCAGATATATGTAAATTATTTTTAAATGTGTAAATAGATCTACCAAAATCTATTATTTTATAAATTTTTCCAAATGTAGGAACTTTATAATATGTTCCATCAAATTTATAATATATAAACTTTTTGTCAGTATTATTATATACAATATTATTTGTATGTAAGTCATTATGTGTAAACTTAAACACTTTTTGATATGTTATTAAAATAAATAATATTTGCATAATTATAGATTCCCATTCCTTATCTTTTATTTTAGAATCAATAATATAACTATCTAATGTATCATGGCATGATTCTAATGCAATTAATTGAATTGGAAATTTATTAATTACCAAATTTATTTCATCTTCTTCATCTGATAATTCTGATTCTTCACTTGATAAATCTTCTTCCTCAATGCTGTCTTTACTATTAGTTAATGAACTTCTTGATGAGCATGTAGATGATGATCTTGAATTAGTTAATTTATTAGTTCTAGATATATTACTTACATCAATATTAATATTCAGTTCATCTAATATAATATTATTTTCTTCTTTTAGTATATTATCTTCTTGTAATATACTATCTTTTTCTAATTCATCTTCTTTTATATTACTATCATTTATATTATCTAAATCTTCAATATCTGATAATAGAATTGTATCATCTAAATTTTCTATATTTATTTTATTTTTATTTTTTCTAGTATTACTATTAAATATTTCATGATAATTATTATCTATTTTATATAATATTTCTTTGTTGTTATAAAAAAAATCAGATTCTGATAAAATATCAATATCATCTTCTATATTATATAAAAAATCATTTTTTATACCAAGAAAACTTCCATAAAAATTTAGCCCGTTAATAAAATTATAATTATTTAATAAAATAGATGATAAATATGAAAAAAAACAATCTACATATGATATATTATTTTTATCATTAATTTTATCTAAACAAAAATTTTCATCATTACTAATTTGATATTTAGGTAATTTATATAAAAAATCTATTTTATCTGAAACATTTGATATATCTTTATATATATTATTATATTTTCCTACTAAATATTTAATTGGATCAATTAATGGACTATATTTAAAAAATATTTCACTATTAATAAAATTATTACAATTATCAATCAATTTTGCTTTATATTTATTATATGAAATTTTTTCAGTAATATTATTAAGATAAAAAGTATTATATAAATTGATAGAATTATAATTATTTTCAGATAAATTGAAATAATTATTGTAAAATGGACAATAGTTTTGTAAATTATCTATATTAGTTAAGTCTTTAGAATTTAAGTTTGCAAATAATAACTTATTATCATTTTTTTTATATTTTATTTCCATTTTTATAGATTAAATAATATATATTTTTGAAATTTTTAACGTTATTTTTTAATAATTATTTCGTTTATCAATTATATTAATAATATAGTTGATAAGTAGTATGACTTTAGATTTAAAAAAATTTGATATGAAATTAATTAGTTTTAGACCAGATGAAAATAAAGGACCAGTTATTGTATTAATTGGTCGTCGAGATACTGGAAAATCATATTTAGTAAAAGATATTTTGTATTATCATCAAGATATACCTATAGGCACTGTTATTAGTGGAACAGAAGCAGGAAATGGATTTTATAGTGCCCATGTACCTAAATTATTTATTCATGATGAATATAATACAACAATTGTTGAAAATATTTTACAACGTCAAAAAACAGTATTAAAGGTAATTAAAAAAGAATTAGAATCTCATCGTAAAAGTAATATTGATCCTCGTGCGTTTGTTATTTTAGATGATTGTTTATATGATGCTACCTGGGCTAAAGATAAAGTTATGCGACTTTTATTTATGAATGGTCGTCACTGGAAAGTTATGCTAGTTATTACTATGCAATATCCTTTAGGTATTCCACCAAATTTACGAACTAATATTGATTATGTATTTATTTTAAGAGAACCATATATAGCAAATAGAAAGCGTATATATGAAAATTATGCGGGTATGTTTCCAACATTTGAATCATTTTGTCAAGTAATGGATCAATGTACAGAAAATTATGAATGTTTAGTAATTAATAATAATGCAAAATCTAATAAACTTCAAGATCTTATTTTTTGGTATAAAGCAGAACCACATCCTAATTTTAAATTAGGATCAAAAGAATTTTGGGAATTATCTAAAGATATAAATTCAGATGATGAAGATAATCCATATGATCCAACTGCAAGAGATAAAAAAAAAGGCCCTAAAATAAACGTAAGAAAAAGTAGATGGTAGCAAAGAATCTTTAAATAATATTTATCTTAAAATAATATTTTATCTTAAAATAATATATTATCTTAAAATAATATTTTATCTTAAAATAATATATATGTCAAAAATAAGAAATAAATATTATAAAAATTTTTCTAAAAAAAATACTTTAAAATTTAATAAAAATAAAAATAAAACTAAAAAAAATACAAAAAATAAAACAAAATATAATAAAAAAGGAGGAATGATAAATGAAACTTCCAGAACACCTGGTACTAGTATATCTAGAGGTCAATCAGCATATATTAAATTACAAAATAAATTTGAAAAATGCAATTCTGAATTATTACATGAATTAAATAATATAAAAAAATTTTTAGATGTAAAAGACATTAATTTTTGAATAAAAAATACAAAATAATAATATAAAATAGAAATTTTTAAACTAAATTTTTG